AATGGAACTTGGCAAAATAGTGGAGACCCAACTTCAGGTGCTACAGGAACAGGTGGATATGCAATTTCAAATATTGGAAGTAATGGAACATATTTTTTCGGAACTTCACAAGCACAACCATCAGTTTCACAATTAAACTTCGGCAACGGATTTTTTGGAACAACAGCAGTTTCTAGTGCTGGTTCAAATGGTAATAATTCAATCTTTGAATATGATGTGCCAACTGGTTACTACGCATTAAACACTAAAAATTTAGCAACATACGGATAAGGATAAACTATGGCATATACAAACATAAACAAACCAAGCAATTATTTTAATACAAAACTTTATACTGGTACTGGTGCTACTCAATCTATAACAGGAGTAGGTTTTCAACCTGACTTTTTGTGGTTAAAAGACAGAAGTTCAGGTGGTACTCACGTTTTAGTAGATGTTATTAGAGGTTCTACTAAATGGTTAGCTTCTGACCAAACAAGTGGAGAAGTAACAAGAGCTGACCAAGTTACATCTTTTGATAGTGATGGTTTTAGTCTTGGTGCAGATAGTGGTAATTTTATAAATGTTAATGGCAATAATAATGTAGCTTGGAATTGGTTAGCTGGTGGAACTGGAGTTTCAAACACAGACGGAAATATAACATCAACAGTTTCAGCAAATACAACATCAGGATTTTCTATTGTTAAATATACTGGTGATGGAAGTGGTGCATCAGGAACTATTGGACACGGATTAGGAGTAACACCAGCTTGTGTAATAATGCGACCATTAAATTATGTAGGTGCTTGGTGGATAGCTCATCAATCAATGCCAACTAATTATCTTTTGGAATTTAATACTAATGCACAAGCAAATATTACTACTTCTTTTGGCGGTGGTGGATTAAGTTTTAGTGCATTTACTAATAATGTCATTGGTGGAATTGCTGTTACTACTGCTGACTTATGGAATAAATCAGGTGAACCTTATATTGCTTACTGCTTCGCAGAAAAAAAAGGCTTCTCAAAGTTTGGTAGCTATACTGGTAATGGTAATGCTGACGGAACATTTGTTTATACAGGATTTAAACCTGCTTGGTTTTTAGTTAAAAGAACAGATGCTTCTGCTGGTCAATGGGTTTTACTAGACACAGCAAGAAGTCCAAGTAATCCTAATAATCTACAATTATATCCAAGTTTAAGTAATGCAGATAGTACAGAACCTACTGGTGTTACTTGGGATTTTCTTTCTAACGGAATAAAAATACGAAATACTGGTACAAATTATAACGCAAGTGGCGGAACATATATCTATATGGCATTTGCTGAACACCCATTAGTTAGTTCAACTGGAGTACCTTGCACAGCAAGATAATATTAACAACAAAGGAGATAAACAATGTTTGATAATTGGTTCAAATCTTTAGATGAAATCCATACATACAAATATTGGAAAAAAGAAATCATCAAGTTTAATAAAAAAACTATGCAATTCTGGAAAGATGCATTTGATGATGTTTTTTCTAATAATAAAAAAGAAGACTAAACTAATTTCTTAATCCAATTACCTTTTTCATTTAATACTAGAGGTAACAATCTAGGTATGCCATCTATTATTATACCGCATCCTAGTATAAATCTAGTTTTAAAATTTTTTGCGTAATGAAAAGCAAGAGATTTTTGATTTATAAGACATCCTACATTCATACCAAAAAATAAATTATCTGGATTAGCCCACCAAGATATAAGAAACTTAGTATGGTAATGGCCTTGTACACAAGACATACCCATTGTCTGAGATACTTTTAATACGTCTGCTGATCTACCGTGAGTAAAGAAACATCTTTGTCCATTAGACATTGTTAATGTTAAATCATCAATCCATTCCCATTTTTTAGTACCAAGAAACTCACCATAATCTTTTAAAAATTCTTTAGACATACCGTACTTTAATGCTCGTCTATATACTAAGCTACTATGATTGCTTTCTACCTCAATCATTTTAGGATAAATGCTTTCTAATTCTCTTATGTATTTACGTGCTACTCTTAATTCGTCACCAGCAGAATATAAGTCTGGATCGTGAGAATGCATAGATATAGCGTGGAAATCAAGTAGATCACCAATATTAACCACGAAGTCTGGGTTATATTCTTTTTTAATCTCTCGTAAAAACGCAAAAGCGTCTTTATGATGATATGGTATATGCAGATCACTAATAACTAATATTCTTTTGTGGGTCATAATTAATAGCGGGTGAACCGTCTATATATTCCTCTAGGTTTTTTATTTTATCTTTTGGATCTATGTAAGTTACGATCCCATTTTCAATATGAACATCCTTGATTACAGGAGTTTCTGTTTTGTTCTCGTAATTTATTATTATTTCTTCAAATATAAGCACATACAATTTATACAAGAATTTGTTACACTTTGCAACTTTTCATTGTTTGCGCTAATTGAATTGCACGTGATGGAGTTTGTTTTGCCCAACGACTATCTAACATTTGAACAGACGCTTCATTGTAATCTTGTTGCTGTAATGCAAACCACATCTTTTTGAATTTAGATACACCACCAATACCTAATTGAAACACCATCTCAATTAAGACACATTTAGCAGTAAAAAATAATTCAGTCACATTGTTGTCATCAATTAATTTTTCTGCATTAAGTTTAGCTGTTTGAAAATCTACTTCAAACTGTGCATCTAATTCTTGTTTAGAGTATTCAATACCTTCTTTATAATGATCTTCTGGAGTAACTAAATGGCCATATCCGATTGTGGCAAAACCAAGACTATCTTTATAGATTGTGTTTCTATAACCTTCGTGTTCTTTAATACGTTCTTTTAATTCTTGATACATTATGCAGTACCAAATTTAGGAAATCCTTTTTTAGCTTTAGCGTATTGTTTAGGATCTACAGTTGATTTAGATTTAGGGTTAGAAGTACCTTGTTTCTTAGCTTTATTCATATAGTAATAAAGGCCTTTACGTGCTTTCTTACCGTCTTTTGTTGTATGATATTTACTTGCCATATTATTTTCCTTTATTTACATTGATAATATCTGTAGCTTTTAAACCATAAATTGCGGCTACTACAGAAACCCATAAACCAATCAGCCACCAAGGCATATCCTGTAATTTTTCAAAATACATATCTAGCTTTCTTTCCATTTCTGGATCGTCAGCAAATACGCTGTATGCCAATAAAAATAATGGGCTTGAAATTGTTAGTAGGACGAATTCGTCTTTCCAATCAGACTTTTGATTTTCAAGAATAGCACCTTGATACTCAATTTCGCCTTTAGCCATACGTATTGCAGTTTGTAATTTTGCATCCGAGATAGCTTTTTTCGTTCTTTGATTGTTAGCATATACCTCCGCACCTGTTTTGATTGCCATTCCTAGTAAATTGAACCACATAATTTACCCCCAGAATTTAAAAAATTTTCCTACTCCTAATATCATAGCAACAATAGCACCTATTACGAATATAGCTTTTACTCCACCTTTACCCATTGCTACTTGATGTTTTAATTCTTCAATGTCTTTTGAATTTTTATTAACGATATCTTTAATTTCGTCTAATTTATATGATATCACGTTATGAGATATTTGTTTAGATGATACTTTTTTTAATCGTTTAGCTTTGGACATACTCTTTTTCCTCGCACCAAAACCTTACAAAAGTTTTTGCCTCAGTTATAATATCATTATCTAATTCATTCATAAAATCATACCCTTTTGAATAACCATTTATAGCACATTCTTTGTAAGAATTATATATAAAATTAGTGTCAGATACAGGGGGTAAACATACGTTAAATGCGGCGTGACATATTTGTAAAACTAATGCAAATTTAATCATTGGTTTCCCTGTATTTGTAATATTGAATGTGAACTTGTTTTTGCCAAGCCCATTGATTGATAATACTCGCATATTTCCCAATCACACGATAAACCTTTATAAGCACACGATCTGATAAATTGTTCTTCTGCGTATTGTTCATTATACCCATCCTCCTGTAATGTGCCTTCGTTTATGTTCATAAAGAACATTTTACCACGTATGAGAATGAATAGAAATAAATTAATTTAATTGAGTTTTGTTAAGAGAGATTTTATTTTTTCTAAATAAACAATACCATCCCATAATTCTTCTTGTGCGTCTTCAATCCACTTTGGAATTGGTTTTGTAGCTTGAACCATTGTAACTTTATATTTTGTAATCCCTAGATCAGACCGTTTATTAAACTTTTCAAATAACCCTTGTATTAAAGGGTCTTTAGTTACAATAAACGGTCTTATTATTTTAGCTTTTTTTGTCATTAAAATTTTACATTCATAAAATGATTACAGAATTCATTGACACGACAATAATGTTGACATCTAATATCTTCACCTTGTCTAAAAACAATATTACATCCTTTACCTTCAATTAGTTTTTGGCTAACAAGGAATTGTACAGCTTGTTCTCTAGTTTCAAATACACGCCAAGCAGTTTTTCTGCCGTCTTTCATAACTGCATAACTATTTTCTTTACGCCATCTTTCTTTAGCAGTACACAAAGGAAGTTGTGTAGATTGTTCAGCGTCTTGGTGTAATTTAATACGTGTCTTGACATATATTTCTTGTTCTTCTTCTGACCATCTACGTATCGGTATCATTACAACTTGTTTACGTGGATAGTTATCTGATTGCATAACTTTCATCTTAGACCAATCACGCAAGATTGCCATAATAGATAATGATTTAACTTTGATTTGTTTTTTGTATCTAACTAAATCTTTTTGATTTTTACGACATAAAAAATCTAATACGTTTAATTGATTTTCCCATTCATCCTTACCATTGGTTAAAGCATCAAGCGCCGCCCAAGCAGATGTAACTTTAAAATCAACAAGATTACCATCACGAGTTAGATAATCAAATTGACCACTTAATGTCCAACCATTAGTAATATTATCATCTTTATAAAATAATCTACGTTCAGATATATCTACCTTTAGTTTAGCACGTTCGATAATATGATGTACGGATTGACCCAGTAAAGAGAATATACGGTCAGATACATCCTCTTTAATTAGATCATAGTTTCTTTGT